TATAATCATTTAAAAGTGTTTTATATTTTGCGTTTGCATTTAAGTCAATATCGCCACTTGTAATTAATGTTCCAATCTTATTATATAACTCCGTTCCGAGATAGTTTTGTATATGTATCTCTTGTGCAAGTTTTATAAATTGTATGAACTTGTCTGTGTCTACATTCCCATCCATTATGGAGTTGCGAATTAAATCTGTTCTATTTATAAAAAGTGCCGTTGCCATTATTTCTTTTTGTTTTTAGGTTTCCAATTTGGGTGGTGCCCATTGTTTGCCATATCTTTTGGTGCTTTTTTTGCATCTCTCCAACCTCTTGGTCTGCCTTCATATGTTTTTGGTATGCTATCAACTTCTACATAATCCTTCATTTTGTCGGATTTTTCTATGTATTTACCATTTGTTTTCTTTTTTAATCTATAAAGTTGTTGCTCCCAATAATGTCCACAATTTACCCCACCTTTAAAACGGAATAAATCATAAGGTTTGCCTTTATGTCCAAAACTTTTATTTACACCTGCTTTACTTGCAGAATCAATATCTTCTATTCTGTAAACTAAATTTCTTGCCATCATAGTTCTACAAAATTTTCTTGTACTTGTACTGCTATATTTTTGTGCATATTTATATCTGACTTTGTAAAAACTTTTATCCAATACAGAAAAATCTCCTTTACCTTTTTTGGTAACTGCATTTGCTAATTGTTGGAATAAATTTTCTTTTGCTTGTATATGTTCATTAGCCCAACTTTCAATGTCAGAATTTTTTTCTGAATATTCTCTTGCGTCAGCTAATACCCATTCATCAGATATTTCCTCGCCTTTTAAATTTTCAAGTATATAATCCTCATTTTCTGCTGATAATTCTTGTACTTGTTCCTCTTGCTTTACGCCTGTTTCTTCTTCAATACTTTCTTCGTCTTGTACGTCTTCATCAATTTCAGTAAATTCAAGTGGTTGTAAAGTCACAAAATAAAGATTTAAGGCAATATCATTAAAAGCAAGTATTTTATCAAATGCGTCTATTAAAAGTTCTTGAAATGGCCTTATAACCGTGTTATCCATTAATAGCGAAGCTGTTTTAATTTCCTCTGCATTGTTACCTAACCCTGTATTGTCTTTAATACCTAAAAGCATAGGCGATACGATACGGTGTGCAACCATAATTTTTTTACTTGATTCATCAGATAAAAACTGATATTGATTATGTGCGTCTGATAATTGTACAGGCGTAATATCTGCTTGTGCTTCTTTATTGTCGTTAAATGCAAGTATAAATTTACCTGCGTTACTACTGCCACTAAATTTTTGTGCTATTCTGTGTTCTATTAACTGTCTTTCCTCTTGATTAGGAATTCCATTATTAAAATTGATAAGCATTGACGGACTTAATCCATTCATTATGTTATTAAGATGATAATTGGATATTTCTTCTTCCAACTCTGCATATTGTAATCCACCTTGATAATCAACAGGACTATAATAATAAAATCCTGCTCTATATGGTTGGATATATAAAATTTCTAATGCTTCGTTACTTTGACCAAACGCTGGTATACGTTTTGGCTCATCTGATGGTTTCAGTTTTGACCAATCCTTAAAATAATAATATGCTTCAACATCCCCATCATCATTGGCTTTTTCTGCCCTTAAAGTTTCTACAGGAAAGTGTACTACTTGTGCAACTTCTGTTTTTGTTTTATTATAAATTACTTGTACTGCACATTGACCCATTAGTTTTAAATCGTAACATAATTTTCTGACACAATCTTTTTTAAATAGTGTCATCATCTGTGCATATTCATTTGGTTTATCACTTGCGTCTGTAGCATTTAAACCCTTACCAAATATTTGTTGCGATATACCATTTATGGAAGCATTATTTGTTGGACTTCCGTTGTATCTATCTATTAAATATTGAAAATAATTATTATCTTTTCCATATTGTACCCAATCTCTCCTTGCAACTTCCTTAACTTCTGGAGATGTGTATGTACTTAAATTCACAAAACTGACTTCGCTTTGTTTATTTTTAATAAATTGTCCTAATTGATTTCTTTTTCGTGTTTTCATACTACAATATACTCATTATTATAAGAATTATTTGTTGTGTATTGTCCATTGTTAATGTTATAATGTTCGTTGTCGTTTAATTGGTCGATATCTTGGTTTGTTACAAATATTCTATCTTTAAAAATTGTTTGTTTTTGGTCGCTGTCTGTTTGCCATAATTCATCATACATTTGCCATAAACTTAAATTTGTATTCCAAAAATTAAAATCAGCAAATAATTCTAAAGCATAAAATCTTGCTTCTTTATAAATACTATTACCAGAGCCATCTACATAATTTATTGTAAATGTTTTTCTACCCTCTGTATCCTCTGCAACAGAACCACCATCAACATAATAGTTAAATGTTTTATTTAATGATTCATCAATAACATTAACCCACATAGAAGCTAAAAATTCTCGTGGAATAACTGTAAATGTTTGTTGTGCTGTTGTAGTAGATACTATCATTGCTTATATAACGAACAAAATAGATTAATTTGTAAAATAAAAAAAGCCCTCTGATAAGAAGGCTCTTTTAAATAAAAACTAATTAATAGATTATTAGTTATAGAGAATCTGGTGGGCTTATTTGTGTAGCACTTGCTGATATAACTCCAGCATCTACAAAAAATGGTGCTCTATCTTCTTGACCCTCAAAAGTCAAAGTAAAGCCTGATAAATCCCCAGCTGCAGCACCTGTAACTATTGTGCCACCTGTAACCTCTACCCCATTGTCAACACCACATAGTAATTGGTTACCCATATAATCTTCTACAACTAAATGTGGGTTACTAACTGCAAGTAATTGCAATTCTTCTTTCGTTGCATTATCTAAAAATGTTAATGTTAGATTTAATGTTTGTGCGTAAAAAGTTGTGCCATTCTCTCTTGAACTATTAATTGCTACTTCTAAAGATGAATTTCCTTTTACATCAAATTTAAACCAAGCAGGTGAACCACCAAAAGCAGAAATAGTTTTATCTGCATCGTAGGTTACCGTACCTAATGTTCCATAATCAGCAAAATACACAGCTTTTATACCACCAAACCCCGTTTTACACGGTAATTTTCTTCCTGTTGTTAAAGTACAAGCCATAATTTATTTATTTTTTAAAAAAAAAGGTAGGTAGTCGAACCACCTACCCTTTTATATTATACATTTATTTTATGTTATTATGCTAAAGTTAAAAGCACTAAATCGCTTCCGATTCCATACTGTACACCAGCTGTGAATCTCATAACAACTCTTACATTTTGACTTCCGTCAATGTCTGCCATATCAATTAACTTAACCTCGTTGTGGTCTGATAATAGACCAGTACCGAAATAAAGATTTGATTTTTGACCTGCTACTGCGTGGTCAGCAGGCATTCCTGGGCAATTTACAACTTGAATTCCTTCAAATGAAAGTGCATTCCCCATACTATACCATTGTGAACCTTTATCTTCGAAACCTGCAGCACCTAAACCACTTGCACCAAATCCACCAAGACTTCTAATGTATGCTTGGTATGCAGTTGGGTTTACATAAATTGCTACATCTTCCTTACCATAAACACCACTTGGAAGACCATCAACGATATTTCCTAAAAGTGATACTATGTTAGATGATGTAAAAGATGTTTGTGAGCTATTAGAAGCGTCAACAACATCTGAATCTGCAGCCATTAAAACTGTTAATCCGTCAAATTCTCCAGCGTTACCATTAACACCACCCCAAATGTTTTGCTCATTTTTTTCTGCTACCATACCTGCTACGTGAGAGATTAGGAAATCAGAAAATTTAGGTGGCATATTATGGAAAGCAGAATATCCCATCTCAATTGCTTCCCAATCAGAGATGAAATCCTTTTTACATAATTCTAAATTTACTTGGAATTCTTCTGGTTGTAGAATTCTTTCTGTTAATGTTACTGTAGCTGTGTCTGTAAAATCACAAGTCGCATCCTTGATAACATTTGCATCTGTTGCAACTTTTTTGATTACATCCTTGTACTTAACATTTGGTTTAATTGTAATGTTACCATTATCCAATGTAGGAGAGCTTAATAGGGCAGCAGATATATACTTACCCGAAAACTCACCTGCATATGTACTTGTTATACTTACTGTAGTCGCCATAATTTATTTATTTATTTTAATTGTTTATTATTCTATCTAAAACTCTATCTCTTACAGACATTCTTCTTTTTTGTGCGTATAAGTGTTGAGCTTTCTTTTTACCACCCTCTGGGCTATGTTTAATTGGTTGAGTTGCAGGTTCGGATAATTCCACTTCCTGTTTTTGTTCAACTTCTTTAGTTTCATCAGAAAATTCTTCTTTAACTGTTCTTGATTTAAGAGGTTTTTTTTCCTCTACCTCAGCTTCAGCTTCGACTTCTTCTTCTTCTTTAGGCATCATATCTTGTAAAGCCATTTCAATTTTAGAAATTCTTTCGTCCATTTCTTTAACTTTATCTTCCATATTATACCCACCTTTTTTTTCTTCGTCTTCCAAATCTTCTGTAACTTCTTCTGGTTTTTCCTCGCTGTTTTTTACATCAGCAATTATACCCTCTTGTTCAACAAGTAATACTTGTCCATTTTCAAGAGAATATTCCCCAACAGGCATAGCTACTTTTTCATCTTCTGTTTTGATGAAAACTTCTTTACCTTTTTCAAACGATTCTGCTTCTAAAACAGTACCATTTTCTAACTTTAGTTCCTCAAGTTTTATATCGAGGTCTAAAAGCGTACGAATTTTGTTTATCATATCACTACTTTTCATAATTAACTAATTAACGGTTTATAAATTTAATTTTGCATTTTTAAGTTGCAAGTCTATTGATTGTTCCAATTCCTTGTGCCCATAATGAACCATCGCAACACTCTATTGAGTATAAATCTGTTTCTTTACAAAGACAAGCCCTTCTACTTGCTTTAGGACTTGTTCTACTTGGATAATATTCTCGGTTTTTTTTCATATTAGTCAATCGGTACACAATTAGGTACTTTTTTACCATTTTTATTTTTAAAACCAATCATTTCATATCCAGCCCAACAAGGTGCTTTTAATTCGTGTGATTCACAAGGCATATACCAAACTTGATTTTCAAATTCGTGTTCGTGTGAGCCACTACAACCAATATCTTCTGCGATTTGCTCTGCTTTTTCTTTTGAAGCATAAGCAAGTCTGTCATCAATTACAGCAAAATTTTCATCTATAACCATACTGGCTAAATCGACACCACTAACAATATTTTCTATTTGTTTTAATAATGCTTTTGATAATCCTTCCACTGAATATTTTCTTTTTTGTTTTTTCATTTCCATTTTGTCTGCAAAATAACCCTCGATACTAAAGCCTTTTACTTTACCACTCTTTACATATTCATTCCAAACCTCGTCATTATTTACTTTTACTGAACCCATCCAAGTACCAACAGGCACATCAAAACCATATTTTGCTGATTTATCTTGTTTTTTATCTTCTACAATCCAACTTTCCACTAATGTTAGTCCATTAATTTCGTGTTGATGTTCTAATGTTGAATTACTTTGGTTATTATTTTGTAAATAAAGCTGACTTGCTTTTTCAACTGTTTCTTTGCTAAAATAAATATAGTAATCCTCATCATCTTGTGTTCTAAAGATTGGTTTGTTTGGTATTAATAGTGGACCCATTAATATCTTTTTTTCTTTATTTATTTCTGCTAATTTTAGTTCTTTTGATTTTAAAGCAATAAAATCTTTTTCAATAGCTGGACTTTCCACAATAGATATTGCGTCAACACCCATCACATTTTTTGCTTCATCTAGTATTAATTCTACAATTCTCATAATTCTATAACGATTTAATTAAACAATTTTGTATTTATATTGATGCACCGTCAATAATATTTCTTTCTAACCCTTGTGCTGTTGTAACATCGTTGCTAACAACAAACGCTTGTACTGGTTGTTGCGATTGTCCACCTATTGCATCAGCTAACTGATTTATTCCACTTGCACCTACTGTATTTATATCTGGTAACACAGGTGGTGGTGGAGCAGATGGCGTTGATGGTGCACTTGCACCTCGACCGCTTCCCCCTTTTGCAAAACTTGGTGCTGGTGGTGGTTTTTTACTTGTTATAGTTTTCACATTGGCAATACCTGAAGCTATTACTGCTGCAGCACCTATGAATCCAAATATACCACCTTGTGCTAAAGCTTTATTTGCACCAACATAAGTATCTATAATTGCTTGTGTTACTGCTATCGCTTTTCCAAATTTAGAATTTTCTCCAACGATACTTGCAATATTTCCAAGCGCACCCTGTACTGCGGCCACTTTTGCTGTTGCTAAACTCTTTTCAGTTTTAATTTGCTCTTGCTCATTGGCTTGTTGGTAATCTAATAATTCATTATTTGCATCTATTCTTTCTTGAAAAGTCTTACTTTCATCATCTCTTACTTGTCTTAGTTTTTCTGCTTGTCTGTCAAACTCTTCAATTAAGCCCTGCACTTGTACTCTTGCTAGTTCACTTTGTTTTCTTACGTCTACTAATGCCTTAGCACTATCTAAATTAGCCTTAGTATAATCTTTTATTTTATCTGTTATTTTTACTATTTGATGTTCCATCATAATAGTCTCAGCAGTATTACCTGTAAAATTTAATAATGATTCTTTAGATGTTTCTAATGCTTCTTTGAAATCACCTTTAAATACTTGCATAAGTGCTTTTCCTAGACCACCTATACCCTGTATAAGATTTTTAACTCTTGTTATTACTTCTATACCTAAAGTCTTACCAAATTCTAATACTTGTTTTACTGCTGTATTACCAAATATCTTGTCAAAAAATCCTGTGGCTGTGTTTAAGTTGTTTTGTATAAATTTAAAAAAGTCATTAAAAGTTATACTCAAAAATTCCATAGCAGTATTAAATGTATCTACTACTTTTTGGTTTTGTGTAAATACTTCTGCTAATTTTGCAAACAATCCTACTATTAAACCAATACCTGCCGCTTTTAGTGCAGTACCTATACCTCGTATAGACTTACCCATACCTTTAAAACCACCTGACGCTTCTTTAGTTGACTTATCTAGTTTATCTACATCTTTAGTAACATCACCAACATTAGATGTAATCTCTGCTTCTATTATTGTTTTATTCGCCATAACCTATTTTTTTATAAATTCTAATATTGTATTTATTTTCTCTTTTAATTCTGCTATTTGTACTTTTAAATCTGACATAGACTTTGCATTGTCTTCGTGCCTTTTACCAAATTCTTTTTTAACCTCATATAAACTAAAAACCATAAACTTATATATTGTATAAACAGCCCCTATTAGTAATACTAATGGTAAACCATAACCCTCTATTAATTGTAATATTTCTTCCATTATACTATTATTTCATAAAGATTTAAAGTTGCACTCCAACTTATATTCATATTCGCTGCTCCTGTTACTGATAAGTGCATATCATTAGTAGAGTCAAAGAATAACGCAGTTGTCCAACCTGTTACTGTTCCGAAACTTCCTAATGTTGCTACACTTTCATTTGATATTTTTAAGTAAACTATACCTGTTGCTCTTAAAAAGATTCTATCATTAGGACTACCACCTGCTGTACCACCCGTTCTAACGCCTAATACGTTTGCTTCAAAGCCCTGAAAAGAACTTGTAGAACTTCTTGCTATAATTGTATTAGAACTGCTGTTATTGACCTTTAAATTAGTCTGTGTAGCATCTGTAGTCGTTCCTGATAGACTTACTACTGAACTTTGATTATATCCTTTACCTGCTCCGTTAAAACCACCACCACCAATTACTACTTCACCATCTCTTTCTGCTATACCATAGTTACCTAATACTGTTGCATTGTTTACGTTGTTTGCTATCTCATTGTTATCACCTATTAGCAAGTTATTTCTTGAAGAGCCTTTTACTATATTATTCTCACCCATAATTATAGTATTATTAGCGCCTTTTTCTGTTTTGTTGTTTTTACCTTTTACAAAGTTGTTTATATTGTTAGCATTAACATTTACAGATGGTTTTAACTTATATGCTGTACAAGTATTAGAATCTGTATTGTAATAATAACCATACGCTTCACATTGTACTTGATTAGGTATAATACCATTTGTACCATCAGTAAACTGTACAATACCCTGACTAGATATTGCTATTGGTTTTACGCTAAATCCTTTTTTAAATTCCATTATGGTATAAGTATAAATTCAACTGTTGCTAAGTCGTTTGGTTTATAATCTATTCTATTTACTCTAAATACTCTATTTTTTAACATTACTTTGTCACTAAACTTAAATGTGTTTATGTCTGCTGCATTTAGATTTACTTTAATTGTCATTATTCTAGTATCAGCGTTATATAATTCGTTATAATAAGGTGACCAATAAGTATTATAAAGATTATCTACTACAGGATTTAATGGGTTGAACAATTGACATTCTCCAAAGTTTATATCGGTTGTTGTTGGTAACGCTCCTGACGTTGCTTGTGTAGGTATTGCTGATAAGTGACTT